GCAGCGACGTTTCCAGCAGTCGGGTTGCGACGAACTGGAGTTGCGGAGGAACGATCAGCTTGCGGGGCTTGGCAGCAATCAGCAGACCACGTTCGTCGGTCCAACCAGCGATCTGGATCACGGCCGCTTCGAGGGACGTTTCGTTCAGGTCAGCGTTCGTCGTGGGACGATTGCTGTTGGTGCCACCAGAGATCAGCGGGTGAGCCGTGGAGAACAGGGGTTGCCCGTCGCCGTAGATCACGCCAGCGGAGAATCCGTTGTTCAGAACGGACGCCGCCTTGACCTGCTTGGTGTACACCATACCACGGGCCAGAGCCTTGGTATAACGAGCCGAGAGGCTGTCATACAGGTTGTCTTCCATCGCCTCTTCGGTGATGGAGAAACCGTAAGCAATGGTCTCGTGGTTGTAACGAGCGGTCCAGGCTTCCTGCGCATTGTCATACGCAATGGCCGCACCTTCGTTCTTCACCGGGGCTGCGGAGAAACCAGAGAGTTTGGTTTCTTCTTCGAAGGAACGCTCGGAGGTCTCCGTTTCGTAGATCTCCTTGTGCTCTTCGCCGTAGCGCTTGTACTCCAGACCGAACAGTGCGTTCAAACCCGGCAGGAGTTCTTTCAGCAGTTGGGCACGTGAAATTGCCATGATTAAACTCCTTAGGCGATGTTGTAGCGATGGACGTTGAAGTTGATCTTCGCCAGGATTTCCGGGCTCTGAATCAACGCCAAGCTCGGGCCTGCGATGGTCACAGTCGAAGCCGTCACCGTCAGGGTCGTGCTACCAGTGGTCGTCACAGTCGTAGCCGCAGTCAGGGACGAACCCGTGAACTGCAACTGGCCCGTGGCGGGAACCAACTGCCACACATCCGTGCCGATGGGCAGGACTTGACCCACGCTCAGACCAGTCACCACCAGAGAGGTAGTGCCCGTGCCAGAGCTGTAGGTGCAAGAGCTGGACACTTGCGTGTCAGGCACCAGACTCAGAACACGCCAGCCAGCGCTTGCGGTGTTGGCCGTTGCAGCGACTGCAGCTTGCGTGCTGTTGCCGGTAGCAGACGAACCCGTGGTGGTCGAGCCAGCCACGTTCACACCCACAGTCAACTGCGACATCGAGGCGATGGACGTACCACCAGCAGCAGCAACAACCGCCATACGGAAAACCGTATCTGGATCATCACAGACGATGGCTTCAATGTCCCCAGCCAGGGTGTTGGCAGGGTAGAACTGGGAGAAGCGCTTCTGCTTGGTCACCGGGTCGGTGAACGAGCAGCCCAGGAACACGCCGACCGTGGTGTTGGTCGTGTTGATTGGTGCCGTCGCAATGACGATGAAACCAGACGACAGGGTTACCGGATCGCCATAAAAAATGGACGTTCCGTAGTTGTAGGCAATCGGATAGTCCCGGGTGGAGCCCGAGAAAACCTGACCGCCCAGAAGATTTACGGGTTTGAAACCGTAGGGTGCATCAATGGTCGGGTACGGCATTTAAGCCTCCTTGGATTAGGAACCGCGTCCAAACGACACCTCAGACTTACGCTCTCGGAAGAGCGGCATCCGGGGATCGTTATCGCGCATGTAAGCATTGTCCACCGACTGCATCTGCCCGTCAGTTTGACGCTGAAAGTAGGCATTGCGCTGTTCAGTGAACTCCTTCGGGGTTTTGCAAAGCAGCAGACCGCCGATCTCAATGCTGTCCGGGAAGCGACCTGAGCCACCTCCTCCCAGTTGGATCTCGGGATGATCGCTTGCTTTTACGGGCTCCCAGCCCTCGCGGAGTTTGGAGGAGACATTCATCGGATCGTTGTTGCCCAATGTGCTGACGCGAATCCAACGGAAAGCATACCCTTCTTCCGGGTTCGGATCGGGCAGGAGTTGGGGAGGCATCCACTGCTTAGGCCGTTCAGCCTTTGCACGGGTTTCCAGTTCGCGGGGATTACGTTCAGCCATTTTGTTTCCTCATTTCTTCCGCTACCGCACGGGCGTACTGCTCATTCGTCAGTCCGAGCCGCTTGGCGATTTGAACTTGTGATTGCGTCAGCACGATCTTTCTAGGCGCTGTGCTTCGCGTGGCAGGAGCCACAACCGACGACTTACGCTTCTCAGAGGTAAACGCTTCTGGGAACCGCTTGCGTACACGAGCATTGATCTTCTCGTAGTACTCATCGCTGTTTGTGTCTTCACCGCTTTCCACAAGGTCTTGATGAACTGCCAGAGCAAGTGCAGTCATTTCCTTGTCGGCTCCAAACCAAGAATTGGCGTCTTGCCACGCTTTGGCTTTGGAATCGACTCGGACCGTTTGCTCCGGTCGCGGAGCGGGTTGTACCACAGTATTTTGTGGTTGTGCAACTGCCGGCTTGAAATTATTGACACGCTCTGCTTTGTATTTAGCAGCAGCCAATGCTTCCTGAGCTTCTACCAACGCATCAGAATCCCCCGCTTCATATGCGGCTTTAAACTTTTGCTTGGCTTGATCCAACTCGTTTTGAACAACCTTTTTGGCTTGTTCCAGCAAAGCCTGCTGCCCCTGGCCCAAACTACCCTGTAGGCGTTTGTTCTCTTCCACGAGGTTCTGAGCGAGGCGCACCGCCTCTTCACGCTCCCGCAAAGCCGATTCTTTGGCCCTGCGCTCTTCGTGGTAGCCCTTGGAAAAGTGCTGGATGCGCTTCTTGACCCCTTCAGAGTACTGGGCGAGTTCATCATCAGTGACTTCTGCCGGGGCCTCCTTCATGGGTTTGCGCCCACGGTCCTGCTCCGGCGTGTCGTCTACAACTTCAATCTCGGGTTCGCCTTCGATCTCAATCTGCAGCTTCTCTTCCGTAGGCTTTTCAGCCTCAATCTCGTCCGGAAACTTGAAATCCGACATATCAGCGTCCTCCCTTTTGGATGCCACGAGGGTCCATCACGACCGCTTCAACACTGTCGTCGTTGATGATCCGCCACTCAGTACCATGAATCTTCAGGCGCGTGCCCGTATTCGGGCGAACCAGAACAAAATCCCCCACTTTGCAGGACGGGCCACTGGGGAACCGCAGCGGATCTTTGTAGCAGTCTGGTCCCATCTTGGCGACAAACAGCACTGGGCTCATCACTTCTTCAAAGTGCATGGTCTGACCCGCTTTGACCAGCCCGCTTTCGTACTCTTCTTCTGCTTTTGGCAGCATGCAGAGCAGGTGGTAGGTCACAGGATCAGGCACTTGTCGGGCCTTTTCCTCATCGGTTTGCGGCAACACGGTGGTGTTTTGGCCGTCGCTCAGGAGTAGTTCACTCATCTTCAGATTGCTCCATTTTTCGCACGAGGTCGGTGATATAGGAATGCGCAAGTGAAAGACCCCGGATTTCTCCTGCGCAAGATTTGTACTCGGCAAAGTCTTTTGCCGCACCTGAGATAAGAGCTTCCGCAATAGCATGGCGGCGCTCTTCAATTTCTTTGATAACTACGTCAAACGCAGTAGTCATGGTTACTCCTTATTTCGTTGCGTTCGCATCATCTGCTGCCGAGTTTTGATCGCATCGGACTGGACTTGCTGCCTCATCTTTTGTTGGTGAATCTGTTCCTTCTGCTGCAACTCCTGCTGCGCCCTCATAGCCTTTAGCCGGGGGTCTTCCCCCTGATTCTTCTGGGCCTCAAGCTGTAGCCGTTGCGCCTCAAGTTGCAAGTTTTGCTGCGCAATTTGGAAGTCCATTTGGTCGTTCTGCGCCTTGCGCTGCATCTCGGCTTGCTTGAGTTGCAACTCCGCCTGAGCCATCTGCAATGCAGGATCTTGAGCCTGTTGTTGGGCTTGCTGCTGCTGCGCCTTACCCATGTTGCTCTGAAGCAATTGTTGAGCCGCCTGGGCCACCAGACGAGACAACTGAACTTCAGTCTGCTCATCCAGTTCCTGATCCGGCGCGGTCATCGGAACACCAAGCTGTTGCTCAATTTGCTGCCTGTAAGCAAACGCCATATGCTCTGCGATGTGAGCCATCACTGCGCCCATCATCTGCTGCGCCATTGGGTTTTGGCCCATCATTTGCATGATCATCGGGTCTTGCATCATGCTCATGTGAGTCGTGATGTGAGCCTGATGATCTTGGTAGATGAACGCCTTTGTCGGTTTCCCGGTCAAGAAACTCATGTTCTCTGACACAGGGTCACGCGGTTTCTGATCGTCCTCTACAGGGACCAACTTCTCGGCGTTCTTGATACCCAAAACTTCCAGCATCTGCCTGTGGAGTTGTGGCAAATCGTAAATTTGAGGGGCACCCTGAGCCAGTTGCAGTGCCGCTTGATACTGCATGATCCGCTGCGCCATCGTCGCCGCGTTTGGATCACTGACCGGAATAACCTCTACTACATCGTAGTCAGCCTGCTTAACCGACCGATCCCCACCTTCCGGGGTGTACGGGTAAGAG